CAGCTACACCGCCGCCAAGTTCGACAATGTTTGACCATTTTTTATTTCTAAAAAATCCGTTGATTGTCAAATTCCAATTGCCAGCAGTTGTGCATTCAAAAGATAGAAAAGTTACACCGTTTCCAGCCATAGTGTCGTAAGAATTAACCGCCGTTATTGGCGGGGATAACAATGATCCTGTTGAATAAGCTATATCAGGAGCAAAATCAATTAAATAATCTCCGAGAGACAATGAGCCGTTAAAAACAGTTTTAATACTGCTAACAATACTGCCGCCTCCACCAAAAACAGCGTAATCAATGCCCCATTCATCGTGCATCAAATTAACACTAGTGACCAATGGTTTCAGTGTAACTGATTGTGATATGCTCTTTTCAGCGGACGTTAATTCATAATCAGCCGTTACTATATCTTCGGATAATTCCGCCGCATGAATTAGTATTTTGTTGGAGCGTGAGCAAGTTGCATAAGCGCCTAATCTAAAGCAAATGTGTTGTAATGCTTTTCTGCAATCTCCAATATGCAAAACACCGTCAAGCACAACGGTAGCTAATCCGCTGTCAATTTCATATTCAAAGCCAGCCGCCGCCATAACCTCATCAAGCAAATCAGCGGCTTCAATTGTTCTTGGATAACCAGGATAGTCAGGATTTGTATGATAAAACGCGCCTAAGAATTCCGATTCTTCCATTCTTGCAATTGCATCTTTAAGCGATAAATTCATTTTATTGGGCGTAGGGCTGTCAAATGTGTTTAGATAAAATCTACCCATATAAGTTTTTACGCCGTCGATTTCTTCATACATATCCGCCGGTTGATTTTCTTCCAATCCTGAAAACATACCGGTTGTACTAACTACTGAAAACTCGCCAGTAGGTGAGAATAAAGAAACGTTTAGCGTGTTGGATTTCAACTCAGTAGAATACCGACTGATTTCCTCCACAATGGTTGCGGATTTTATCTCACTGCCTCGGAATAGAATGTCATCAAAGCCAATATCTAAAAGGCGTAAATGTCTGTATGGGCGGTTGGTGGAATAGAAATACACGCGGATATATTTGACATTGGCAATCGGTTTCGCTGGTAACTCGGCTCTGTATTCGTATGTGGTGGGGAAATAGGTTTCATCGTCAATTAGTGTGTCAGACGCATTTCTATATTCCACTTTTAATTCTGTGCAATAGTCGCCTGAGATTTCCGAAAAACTAAAACGCGTCAATTGCTCAAATGTATATGTGGTGTCAAGAGTGATTGTCAGTAAAATTGGGCTGCTAAAATCGCCGTTGACATCGGATATAACATCACTGACAAAACCGATCTTGGTTGACGATGCGGGGATAAATTTATGCCGTCCATCAAGTAGCCAACTATCAGGCTCATACGTGGCATATAACAAATGCTTGTTTCCATCGCCATTGACTAAACTTGTCATGTCAGATGCGGTATGCGTCGAGGTAGAGGCGGGCGAGCTTCCATCTTTTATGGCAATGCTATCGCCATATTTCAAAATGAATACTGGGGTTGTTTTATTCATTGTCGTTACCCCATAAATAAAACGGCTCTAAACTATCGGGCATTTCTTCTCTATTGGCATTGGATAAGGCGTAGATGTCCGCGTAAATCTCAGACTGTTCATCAGTAACTAATTGGTGAAAACCGTTTTTGTATTTAATCATCATGCCAATGATTAAGTAGGCTTGTGGGGTAATTTCACCTTTGGCGTAAGATTCCAAAACATAGTTTGCAGTGGCTATCTCCCATTCAGGGGAGTGACTAATCCAACCAAGTTGCGCGTCCATTTGATGCGCACGCTCATGATTACATGAATACGCATCAGAACACCAATACAGTCCAGTGATGGTGTTGTATGCGCCGCGTTGCTTGCCAATAGGAATGGGGAGAAAAACAAACAAAAGAACAACAAAGGCAAGTATTGTAAGAATAACTTTACAAATACGTTTTGTCATGGTGTCCTTGTGGGTTCCTTGGAAATAAAATTCACGCTCAAATTTTTCCAGAATGTTTTTGCCGTGGTGTCCTTGCGGATTTCATCACCTACGCCCGAAAAGTACGCTGTAAACGTCAAGGGCGTGGCGTCAATATCCGGCACAACAACCTCATGGAATTCAACGGGTTCTGTGAGTTTTTCCCACAGCGCGGCGTACTCAGTAGTATTGTTTGTACGTCCAAATTGCAGCGAGTAATTGAAATACACGCCGATCAACTCACGGTGCAAAATGCCGTCCTCTGTGCGTTCGGCAAATTTATCGAGAAATTCGGCAGTTCTTTTTATGCCGACTACAGGAATATCAAACGTGGTGCCGTCAATCACAATGCTCATTGGCTGCTTGCTCCACTTTGGATGAACGAGGGTCCAACGCGTTGGTTTTCTTGGTCAATGTGCGGTTTTAAAGCGCGTACCAATTCGCCCATTGTTCCGCCGAATGTGATGGTGATATTTTGATTGCCGCCATTGTTGCCGCCGGATTCCTCACGGACAATGCGCCTGAACATATCCTCGGGTCCAATTAATTCATTTTGTGATTTGTTGTCACCAAGCATGGCAAGGAACTCGCTGTTAGGTGGAACGACAGCCCCTGTAGCCAAACGCGGGATCTGTGGCGCGGATACCGATGCAATCGCACTAAATCCAGGCACAAGGCTTCCAACGGTGTTAAAGCTGCCAACCAAGCCGTTGATGCCATTCACAACGCCTTGAATCATGGTGTTAATAAAACCAATGATGTTATTGATTGCACCTCGGACAAAGTTTTGAATGCCCGTGAAGATAGATTCAAATTTAGACTTGACGGCATCCAATGCGGTGAAAAATCCGTTTTTGATACTATCTGCCATTTGATTAATATAAAATCCGATAATAAAACCGATCTGTTGCACGGTAGTTGATAATTGCTCCCAATGGGCAATCACATAAATGATTACGCCAATTAGTAAGGCAAACACAGCCAACCATGCAAAAACCGCACCCACTGCAATAACAACAGTTCCACCAAAAGCGGCAATGACACTGGTCAAGGTAGTTGCAATTGTTGTTGCTAGAGCTGATAGGTTTCCAAAGATTGCAAGTGCCGCGCCTAAAGCTAAAACAATTTCGATAAATGTACGGAATTTCTCAGGGTTTTCTTTTATCCACGTTGCCAACTCACCCAGCTTGATTGCCAACCAATCAAGGATTTCAATAATTGCCCCGCCTGTCCATTCGGCAATCGGTTTCAAAAAGCCTTCATAGAATTCAAGCCACAATGGACCCAGCGCGATTAACACTTCATTCAACACACCCAGCGCGCCGGACAACAAATCCAAAAATGCGGGCAGTAAGTCAGTCACTACCCAAGTACCCAACGGCACAAGGATGTTATCCCATGCCCATTTCAAACCTTCCCAAATGGTTTGCCCGAGTGGTACAAGTGCCTCATACAGTCGCCCGAGTGCTTCGGTAAGCGGTCTGAAAAATTCAGCGGCTTTGGCTTTGAATTCTTCTAACTTGGCAAGCATTTCAGGTGAGATAGGATCAACAGGCGGCAAAGATAAACCACCTCCGCCTCCACCGCCGCCCGCATCTGGTTCATCTTTTTTGGTTTGCAGTACATTGATCTGGTCAAACGCTGCAAGTGCCCCTTGTGCCTCTTTCGCGGCTTTTTTGGTTGCCTTGCCCGCACCACCCGCAGCCGACGCCACGCCGCCGAATCCAGCTTTCACGCCAAACAATGCGCCGATGATTTGTGTCACAATGTTGAATAACTGTGTAAGCCATTGCACAAAGGTAATGACGTAGGGGATTAGTGGTGCAAGTGCCGCCAAAATCAAATTAGCAAACGCGCCTTTGAGTGCATCAAATGCCGTGGAAAGTGATTTCACACTCGCACCAATAGATGACCCCATGAGGTCAAATTGCCCGATCAATGACCGAATCCCATTGATAATTGACCCGCCAATAAACACCGCTGCCATGGTTTTGGCAACAGCCATGACGGAAGATAGCACGCCTTTAAGAGACGCGCTGATTGATTTAGTGCCTTTGTTTATGCCATCGGTGTTAATTTTTGTTGAAATATTAATGGAGCCGTCATACTGCATGGCGTTTCTTTTCCTCTAACTCGCGTACCTTGCGTAGGAAGTCGTTTTCAGCTTCTTTTTCGCCAAGTGTGCGCTCGTCAATTTCCGGTATGTCAATCATCTCGCCCATTTCAAATGCAGCGGCTTTCTCTTCTTTGCTTGCCTTGCCAGTTTTCAACCGCTTGCGGAGTGCTGTGAGTTGGCAGAATGTGGTGTCCTGTCCCAAGTCCATGAACAGCGCCAGAAACGTCCACCAATGGAGTTGCGCGGTACTTAGATCAATGCCGTGAGTTTGTCGAAAGGCGGCATAGATAAAATTGCCGTCCTTTGCAAAGGAATACACACGGACATGGGTGATTTCGCCTTCATCATCAGTCGGCTTTTCTTTGCCGCCATTCAAAAACCAGTTGGCATGGTCAAGCGCGGCATTTAGATCATTAGGCACTACTGAGTAGAGATTGCTCAATAAGATCAATTGCTTTTCCTGTGGCGTGAGTTCGTTATCCTCAAACGCCATGATGATTTTTAGACACGCCCGAAAGTCTGTGTTAAGTGGGTACTCAGTAGTACCTATTGTCACGATTTCGGGCGGCGCATCAACGAGGATGTTCATTTACGTTTTGGCGGTTTGTTGCTGTACTTCGCAACCTTTTCAGCGCGTGCCGTTTGTACATACGGGCGGATGCCTTCAAAAAACTGTACAATGGCATCAATGTTCAGGGATTCGCCAAAAACAATCTGTGACGTGCCCGCGCCGATCAACTCATCAATCTGCCCGTGTGCGTACTGGCAGATTTCTTTGAGTAGATCAATGCGCTCGCCAGTGTTCAGCGGAATTCCATTTTCGTCAGCTTCCGTTTGAGATTCAATGCCCAAAGCCTCACCCTGATAAAAGGTAAACTTTGCCTGAAAGCTGCCAAGCATCTTGTAAAACTTCTCGGCAAAAATCGCATCATTGGGCTTAAGCACAATCACGCGGTTGGGATCGTCATTGATTGCGAGCCGGATTTCACCGGTATTGATTTGGAGAGATTGCATAAAACCTCATGCCCGTACCATTTCTGATACGGGCGTTTGTGATTAGGCGAAGGAATTACCAGACACGTCATACAAGCCAAGGGTGGGATCTCCACGGAAATGGATTGTGAAGCTGTGCTGCAAAATCGCCACGGCATCACCACCAAAGTTTTCAATGGCAATGGTCACAGGTTGCAACTCTGCAGGGTATTGATCGGTACTCACGGGGTTTTCGTATTCGTACACCATGAGGATGTCGGTTTCGGCGGCACTACCAATGGCGCGGGCGCGGCGGAGAGCATCAATAAACTCAAAAACCGCTTCCTCGTTGATTGCCTTGCCCTCAATCTGAATGGTGGGGGCATAGCCTTCCACCGTTGCCGTTTTGTTGTCTTGGTGGATATACCCTTCGGTGGTCACTTCAGGGTTGTAATTGACCATTGCGGTTGTAAAACCGGTGCCGATCAATGACCACGTTGGAGTGCTTGCCGGTGTGGTGTCCAAGAAAAGGGCAAACTTACTTCTTTTGATTTTTGTTTCAGCCATGATTATGTTCTCCTAGTTGCTATGGTGCAACTTCGCTATACGTTAACTTGCATTGAATCTGGTACACACTCGTACCGGATTCGCTTTCATCAAATGGGTAGCCCCATCCGAGGGCTTCAATTTTTTCAGCGGTCTTGCCAGTTCCCAAACTTGGCAACGTGCCCGCTTCGGATTGCGTATCAAGCCAATGGGCAAACGCTTCAAAAAATCCGAGATTTTCAAGCCGTACCGCGTCATCAGCATTGGATACGGCTGCCTCAAACGCAAAGGGGAATTCTCGGAGCGTTGATCTGTCAAGATACGTTTCAACGATGCGTGCGCCAGGCAACGGGGATATTCCATACTGAGTAGGTTCTTTGCCCAAATAGTCAACCCACACCGGCGCATTGGCTTCGAGTTCGGTGTATGTCTTGATGTAGGTTTGCACCGCGCTAATAATGCTCATTTGCCTGCCAGTTCCTTTGCGCCTTGGATGATCTCTTTGCCAAATACAGCTTTCATGCGTTCAAACCAAAACCGCCCGCGTAGGGGTCCGGCTTGTTGCGTACCTGGGCGTCTACCCTTGTAGTATTGCCGCTTGGCATACGGTGCAATCCATGAGACTGTACCGCTTCCAATGTCAGTGCCCAGAGTGCCCGATTTGATAAGCATTGACGTGAGCAACGGCGTAAACTTTTCAGATTTAGTTAATACCGCGTTGTCAATAAACTTTTGCACTCGGCTATATTTCTGTGTTTGCTTTGTGCCAAAGTTGGGATTGAATTTCAATTCGGCTTTGCCGTTGGGTCCAACGATTACAGCGCCGCGCGGGGTTTCAATGATTCCGGTCATTTGCAGCCAACCTGCCAGTGTTGGACATTGGCACTGCCTTGGTCCATGGCGTCAACAGATGTGATGGTTACAACGTCCTCGTATTCGGCTCGCAAGCTGGTAATGGTGTACTCAGTAGTAATGTTGTCAGTGGCTTCACCACGTACGATGACATCACCCTCTTGCAAAGTCCATTTTCCAGACTTCGCCGCTTGCCATGCTTTTGGCTTCAGGTAATTCGCGCCTCTTGCCATGGGGATGAATACAGTTGCCACGTTGGATGCCAACACGCCGGTTGATCGTCCACTAACTGCTTTTGTCGCTTGCCACACAACATCACGAATCACCGTGCGCTGATATTTTTCCAACCGGCTTTCAAAGTACCGGTTGTAAATAGTGATGTGCCCGTTAGGTATCATCGGACAAACCGCCGTATTCGCCAGTGTTGAAGCCGCCAAACATCAGGAACGTATTTTCAAGCCACAAACGCGCGGCGGTTTCGATCTTGGATTGATTGGACTTTGAGCGGTTTGAGTTTGCGCCGTAGGATACTGAGTACTGTCCTTGGCTTTCACTTGTTATACCGTCCACATTTGCGGCGGATTCTTGCCGTTGGATTTCCTCGGCAATTTCACAGGTTGCGTTTTTGATTGCGGTTACATTGTCAGTTTCAGTATTCGCGGTGATGATTGCAGCGGCGCGGTTGAACGTCACGCGGTCAATTTGTGCGGAGGCTCGCAGTGCCAAGCGTGGGAAATCAGCCTCGGCAATGGCGGTGCCAAGATACGTGCTTTGATAATATGAAAAGGTAGCGTATGTTGCCATTTGCCGAGGCTTCTTTCGTTCGTTACTTGTCTTTCTTGGGTTTCACAGGATCTGCAACAGGTGCAACCGGTTCGGGCGTGGGATCAACGGGAGGCACAAAGAGGGGCGCAACCGGTTCGGCGGGCTTCTCAACAACTACTGAGTACCCAGCTTGCTTGTAAAAACCAACATCACTTGCAGGTACTTCGATGGTGATTCCAGCGATTTGCATCTTAACCATATTGTCACCTTACGCCGAAGCGACGCCTTCCAAGTAGTACAGATAACCGGTGAGTTTTCCAGCGGTCAGAATAGACGTGCCCACGGTGCATGTGATCTCGCGTGCGGCGGTCGCCTTGACGCTGGTTGATTCGGGCGTGTTGGCTTTCGGGATAATCGCCTTGCGCCCAATGGATGAATACGGCGCTCCACTTACAGCGGCGGCGGAAATGATGTCGTTTGCCGCTTGCACATGGATTGCAATTGTGCCATTGTTGGTGTTCTGTGAAGTAAACAGGGTGTTCACATCCACAAACCCACCCACCACAATGCCGTGGATTGGAATGGTTACACCCACACCATGCGCGGCAACAGTGGTATTGGACACACCGGCGCTGTCCAAGCCTGCGGTGTCGAATTCAAACCGCGCCACGCGCAAAGCACCAAGACCGGCGGAGCCACTGAACAACGGTGCAAGCAACGTGAAGTTGTCAGCAATATCTTTCAACCAACCGGCAATGCCAGGGATTTTGATTGTGGTCATTTCAAACCACCTTATGAACCCTTGATATGGGAGTAAATGCCGTCAACCTTGTTTTCGTAAACAAAGGCATCGTGGTACAAGCGGTACTGCATGAGCCAAGCATCGGCGGTCTGATTCTCTTCAGGAGAGAAGATTTTCAGCGCGGCGTGTTTGGTCGCTTGCAAAACTGCGGACGGGTGCAGCAACATGAAGTTGATGTCACGACCGGTTGAAGCGGTCTTGGAAAAACCGCCAGCATCCGAGGATGAACCAGCGTCAAGGTCGATACCCTTGTAGAAGCGGGTCTGAGGAACGGGGATCACTTTCACTTTGTCCAGCATGTCCAAGCTACGATCCGCAGCGCCTTCATTGGCGAGCGTGCGAGTGATCGAAGCCTTCAAGAGGCTGTACAGCGTGGAGGCGATATACAACACGCGTCCTTCAGCGGGCACTTCATCGTTGTCCAAAGCGGTCATGGCAACATCGAAAGCAGCCAACACATTGGCGGCGGTCGAAAGGGTTGCAGGGGAGCCGACTTCGGTAATGCCGGACCAGCTTGCATACTTGCTGAAGCGGTAAGCATCCACTTCGGGCACAACTTTGGTGCGGATGAATTCACCGGCGAGAGTACCAAACGCCATGCCGAGGGATTCTTCATCGTCCATGCGGTCAATGCTGAAAGCACGACCACGGGAGGCGGCAAGGGTCAACGCTTCCCACGTGCCGGTGACATCACCGGTGGGGTAGCCAGTGGAGCGGGAGTAAGTACCAAGACCCACAACAGAGGTCTTGAATACCTTGACCACATTTGCGCCCATGAAATCAACGGGCTTGGTCGGAGCATCGAGGATTGCAGTCAGGGACGCGGCTTTGTAGATTTCGTCCAGAATGGGTTGAAACTTTGTTGCAAGAGCAATGGAAGTTGCCATGAGAATATTTCCTTATGATTTTGCGGGTGTCGGCAATCCGGCGGCTTTTCGCGCGGCATCGGACATGGCGTCACTCAGCACTGATTGAGAGTTTCCGCCTTTCACAATTACGGGAGGCGGGGCATCGCTTTTAAAGAGGTAATCTTTCGCGGTCTGCAACGGTTCGATTTGTTCTTTCAGCCCAATGAATTTGCCTTCATCCAGTTTGAGCATGTCGGCTTTCAAGTGCGGGATAACGTCACGCGGATCTTTGACCTTGTACGTTTCCTTCAACTCTTTTTCCAATGCGGCATCAAACTTGAATTTTGCCAATTGATCGGTTGCGTCTTTCTGGGCTTGTTCAGCCTTTGCTTTCCAATCATCGGCGGCTTTCTTCACGCCTTCGATGTCCATACCTTTGAAGCCTTCAATTTGCTTGTTGGCTTCGGTAAGCTGGGTTTTGAGCGTTTCGTTTTCAGATTGTGCGGTTTGGGCGGCGCCTTTGTGGTTTTCAATTGCTTTGCCATTCAGCGCCATAATCGCATCAATCTTGCCTTCATCGTCAATGCCAAGGGCTTTCAAATCTTCACGTTTCATGATTACCTTTCACTACGCTTTTTGTAAGTGGTCGCTCCACTTGTGTTTGCCCCCGTCACGGTAGGGCTTGCCGAGAATTTACAAAAAAAATTATAGACAGTCAGGTAATGGGTCGCTAGTCCCATTATTGGTAATACCCCCAAGAATCAAAAAACCGCCTGCATTTCTGCAAGCGGTCTGGGTTGGTACTCAGTAGTTATTCTGTCACCATAATGCAAAACTTCGGTATGGTGATTGTGCCGTCGGCTTTGATGTCATGGTACACGCCGCCGATTTTGTTTTTACTCACAGGTGCAACCTTCCAAGCAAAAACGGTTTTTGCCTGCCACGATGGAAGGATAATGCCGTGCATGGTCTTGAATTCCATCCCTTCACGGTACACATGAGTATTGTACGTGGGATCGTGTACGTGCCCTGTGTAAATAATATCCGGCGCACGTCGCTTGTCGTTAAGTGCGTCATAGTAGATATTTTTCAACCAGGACTTCATAGGGTTGCCCTCGTTTGCGCCTTTGCCCCGTGTTGGACCGTGATGCACGAATAATGATAATATGCCGTTGGTGTTTAGCTCCAGAGATTCCCATACAAAGAAATCACCATCCGGCACGGCATTAAGTTCTCTGCCTATGTAGTGTTCTTTTTCGTTGACGTGCGTTTGAGTGCCACGGGTGTAATACAACTCATCACCACGCCGCCAGCCGATTCGCCGTTGGAATTCATTCATCAATTCAATGTGAATGTCTGCCTGTTCGAGTGGTGATTGTGTGCATACATCGCCGCTGTGGTGATGATCCCCGTCAATTGCATCGCCGTTGTGGATTAGTTCGATTTTCTTATCACCGCGCTTTGTGGCAACCTCATCACAAAACTTTTCAAAACATTCGCGGATTTTCTTTTGTCCACTGCGGGGAATGTGACTTGTTTTCTGCCCGTGCCATTCACGACCAAGAAACAAAGCATAGTTACTGCCTGAGTGCATATCTGACATCACCACACGCATGATGTCGCGCGCGGGTTGTTCAGGCGCAACAATAAACATTGGCGCGGGTTTGTCAAAATCTGTGAGAATACTCATTTGATTATTTGCTCCCTTACTGATTGCCTATCTAATCCAGTTTGTTTTATAAAGTCACGCATGGCAGCTTGCCATTCTTTGATTTTCATCGTCTCAAATAATGCCTGTTGTTTCGCGGCTTTCAATGCCGCCTCTTGTCGTTTCCATTCGCGGATTTTTCGTTCAATGCCCCGTTGATACTGAGTAGCCTCATAGAAACTGATTTCCTTGCCGTTGTACATTACCTTTTTACGTGCATACGCATTTAACTCAGCTTTTGAGTATGCCGCCTCACTGATACCCTCAAAGAACGGGAAAAATGAGTGCCGACAATTCCACCCGCCCAATCCCGCGCCGGTGCCGTACCCTGTGACTTCCACAAAGTTTTTATACTTGGGATGCGTGCCGGATCTCGAATAAATGCCGCCTTGCCATGATTCATGGTTTTCTACACCCGTGCCTGTATTGCGCGCTCCCACATGCGCGGATACTTGCACAAGGTCTTGCCCCATTTCATCAGCGCGAATTTCCTGTAATTTTCCAGCGGTTTGAGATACGCCCGTAAGCACGGCGCGGCGCATGGCTACGTCTATCTTGTCACGGTGTCCGCTTGCATAATCCACAACGGTAAGACCTTCAGCCGCCATTTGTTTTACCGCCATGCGTATGGCTTGATCGTATGACATCGCACCCGTGCTAACCTGCAAGTACGCGAGGTCTGCAGCTTTGATAAATGCCTGTTGTGCCTGAATTGCCGTGGTGCGCGTGAGGTTACTCAGTAGTCCTTGGGTCTTTTCAATGCCTGCGGTCAGTGCCCGTAACATCGCCGGTGACAGGTTTAATGGCAATGGATTCAACCCAGCCGCACGATAAATGTCATCGTCAAACCGCATTGACTTAACGCCCGCCGCCTTGAATATTTCTTTTAGGGTCGCTTCGGATTTGCCCGTGAGTTTTGATAATTTTTTCAAAATATCTTTGTACAACGTGCCGGATTCTGACAACCGTTGCACCTGCCATGCAGCCGAGGCAAAATCAAGGTTTTTCAGCCGACGCGCAATATCCTCTATTACGGATGTTTCATAATCCGCAAAGAGGCTCATGATTGGTTCTGTCAGCGCGTCGAATTGATCGGAGGTAAGCATATTATGCAGGTTTGTAAGGCGTCCATGCCGCGCCATTTTTCAACTCATGGCATGATGATTTCAAAATTCGGATTGTGCCGCCTTTAGACAATAAAGGTGAGGCGATTCCAGCCGGTGGCAATTCATGCACGGCATTGGCATTTTTGATCTGCGGGAATCTCGTTGATCCTGTGTACTTACCATACTGAGTACACCAAAACGAAAGCCAAGGGCGTGATACCACGTACTCAATTGACGGTGGGGGCTTCAGTACGTCCAAGGCTTCAACCTCATAGTATTGACCCACAACTCGCAAAACCTTCAGCATCGCGCCGCCGGTGGGAAAGAAAAGCCATTCATATGCCCTTGGGTTGTTCAGGTTGCGTTTGGTCACAACATCGCGCGCGCCCGCCTCTGGGCTTGCGGCTTCAGTAAATGCCCTGTGCGCTTCAACCATGTCAACATAAACGTATGTCAAACTACCTGCCGTAGTTTTTGCAAACGTCCTAAAGTTGCCAGGGCGTTGATAGAAACTCTCAATTTTTCCGCGTGGCAATTTGTACCCGCTTGCCCAATCCCAGAAACTCCACAAAAACCATTGCCAGCTATCCGGCATTTCAACGTAATCGTAAATGCGCCCGTTGGGATCTTGCAATAACAATCCCATTGATGCGTTTACCATTTCAGGGTATTCGTTGACGTTGTAACGCCCGAATTCATCCCAATGCTTGATTTGTACAAACTTGCCAACATCGGGCACGCGCAAATTCTCATCAAGGCGTTTATATTCTGCGGGTTTGTACTCAGTAGTGGTGTTACCGAATTTCAAAAGCATTACGGCAGCACCTTTACGAAAACATATTCAGCCCGCTTGCCATAATCGGGATGCTTGGGGTCGTTGTTGGTCTGGATAAATGAGTCAGGAAATCCAGCGACAGGCTGCGGATCGGGATCTGGGTCAGTGGTGATTTCTGTCAATTCGCCATACGTCTTGCCAAGATGCACAACGGCAACCCAACCGACGGCATTTCCACCTTCAAGGATTTTCAGCCACTTGTCACCGTTGGGATATAGGTACAGTTCATCCCCGCGCCCTTCAGTGTTCTTTGGCAGTGACCCAATCGCGCTGTTGTTTGCGTTTGGACTTGGGCGGATGCTCATGTTGTAGGTGGTGCTAATGTATTTGTATTTCATTTGATAATCTCCTGGTACTGTGTTTGTGTTTTTCCGAAAATAGCCGTCATTTGATTGCCTTGCGGGGTCGTTCCCAAATCACCCTTGCGAGTGTTTATGTCAATGTTGCCGGATGCAACGCCCCATGCAGCACCATCGCCATTGTCGGTGAATTGGTGCATCAGCCATTCATTCCAAATCGGCGGAATCTTGGGAGTGCCGCCATACCATGCAATCCACAACGGGTATTGTGCAAAGTATGTATCTGTTGGCTTTGTGTTTTCACGCCAGTAGTAATAGCCCGTGTACACGCCCAATTGTTTGTTTGGCAGTAACGCTTTCAATCTCTCGGCAAAGTCATACCAATGTTTATGCCCGTGATAAGCACCTTTGTATTTGTCCTCAAAGTCCATCCACAATTCCAACTCGCCCGCATCTTTGCCGAGGATGGATGCCCATAATTCAGCTTGTCGTTTTGGGTTGGTGCGGCTATCGTAGAACCAATATGAGCCGCGCTGTAATCCGGCATCCTTTGCACTCTTCCAAGAAATATCAAAGGCAATATCTTTCCAATCCGCTTGCCCCGCGCGGATAATTACGCCCGTTGACTTGGTTGCCATGCGCCTAAAGTCAACGTATTGGCTGATACTCCAATCAGGGTTATATTTGTATTGATAAAATGAGATGTCGGCAATTTGCATTGATTTATGGCATCCTATTACAAACAACAACTGACAAAGCCGGTACACATATCAATTGCGGAGCCGGTGTCAAGCTGGGTGTGATTGTAAAAACCGGCATAGGTGTTTTTGTTGGTGTAATGGTTCGTGTTGGCATTTTTGTTACAGTGGGGGGGATTGCAGTACCAGGGGTAGCAGTTCCCACAGTAGCCCACGATCCTAAACTGACAAGTGGCGCCGGCACATTGACAAATGTATTATTGCGCACCACAATGTTATAGGGTGTCCCGTTTGTTTCAGTAATGTAGTTTATTCCGCGCACCTTTTCCAGTTTATTATTTTCAATCAAAATGTCATGTACGCTGAAACTCCAATTTGAGTACGATTCCGCCCCAATGGAAATCCCGCGGGCTACTTGCCCATTTTTGTAAAATCGAACATCACCTGTAGAATAAGAATAATTGTTTCTTACCACGGCATTGGAGGTTTGATCTAAATAAATATTGACTGAAAACGCATCATAAACAATGTTGTTTTCAACCAAAATATTGTCAGCTCGTAAAATTCCAATACCCTCGCCACAAAGCCCATGCACTGTATTGCCCGATACCTCTACATCGGTAGTATCGGCAACCCGTACACCTGATGCCCACCCACCCGCGCCTGAGCATTTCGAGCCGTCCCAATTGGAGCGAGCTACATCATATATTTCGTTGTTCAAAATTTTTACATGCTTGCCATTGACGCGAATTCCAAAAGTATTGCATCCAGTGACAACAGCATTTTGAAATACAACATAATCCCCTTTGATAAGCACGCACGTTATTGTTTCACCGCCCATGTCAATAACAAGCGGTTCAGCGGCGGTACCGCTTTGATTAATGGTGTAAACATCGCCGGTAAATGCCAAAATTGCTGCAACGATCAACGCGCCAATGCTTAGAGTTGTGATTAAAGTTTTTTTCATTACACACCTACATTTTCAAAAAAGGATACTGGCTTTTGTTCAGCGTCTATCATGGCAATCATCTTACGTGCAGTTTCTTCATCCTCGCCATAATTCCGCATACGGAATTCCACCTTGCTCATTGTGCCCTGTCCAAGCGACACGCTATCTTGCGAAAATGCCGTGTCATGGTCTGCAACAATTGAGTCATCCCACCAATACACTACTGAGTACTTACCCTGTGGCGCGAGCCGTCCAAGAGTAGCCCATACATCCATGGCGTAAAGCAGATTATCAAGCGCATCTTCCAACGCCTTTTGGGTGTCGGTGATGGTCGCGTACGTGCGCTGCTTGCCCATTTTGATTTCAGTTGCAGTGAGTGCAACTGTTTCAGGGTTGGAAATCGTGCCATAAGATAGCCCGCACAAGAATTCAATTTTCTTCAGAATGGCGTCCAAGCCGTTTAGGATTTGCACCTCTCGCAGTGTCGGTGTCCAATCCTCAAACAGTCCAGGTTGATCGATCTTGCCATTCAGGTCAAGTAGCCGGTACAAACGGCGGTCCGGCAAAATGGGTTTGTTGTTTTCGTCTTTTCCAAACGCCTGTGGGTCTGTGTACAATGCGCGTTTGCCCGATTCAAACTCCCAAAGAAAATCAGTCCATTGCTTGTCCGCTTGTTCAATCAAATCCACCGCGCGGGAATACACAGACACGCCCAACGGTGATTTGGGGTCAATGTTGTTGGCAAATGGCATCTTGAAATAAGCAAACAGCGGGCGTGTGACGTTCAGGATCAACGCCTCGGGTTCGAGGTCTGCCCACTCAGTAACCGTTGTCAAAGCAACCTCATTGCCAAGCGTATCCTTTGCATTAGATCGGAAAGCGCGGTTTATGATGCGGTACCCTTCAGGCGTCATGGCGTGGTATTCAAGGCGCGTGTAATATGTGGTGCCCATGGTCTTTTGGTCACTGAAAACGCAAGCCGTCATGTTGCCATTCGCATCAAACGCCACGGGATAGAATTGATCCGCTTGCACAAAATCAATGGCGATTTGACCATTTGCGCCAATGTAGGGCTTGTACATCAGCCCACCCTTGGCAGCGGCGTACTCAGTAGTTGTGCGGATGTTTTTCAAAACCGCCTTCATCTGTTCACTGAGATAATCCGCCCGCGCCGATCCGGTGAGCGTCATTTCCATTTCGATTGTGACGGCACGGGAAATTTCCGCTGCAATCGCCGCCGGTAGATTCAGGGATTTGATGTCATTTGTCAACCACGGTGATTGGTTGATATACATGGACGCCCATGTTTGCAGGGCGTTTACCATTTCCTGAGTAATCGCAACATCCAAGCGCAATGCCTGTTTGACATTTGATGTGTTTATCATTTTCGACCAAGCCTCTCTAATCCATGCAATGAATTTTGCAATCATAGTTACTCACCTTTTTTACGCCAAATCATATTTGTGGCGTACCGCGTATCGTCAATGGCGTGGTTGTTCTTGTCTGGGTATTCGCTGATAATTTCGCCGTCTTTTGTGCGCTCGTATTCATAGTCTTGAAACTCTTGCGCATGGTATGGCGCACGTTTCGGATCAATCACAATGGCAGTCAAGCCTTGCAGCCACTTCATCGAATAGGCAACAGAACCGGCGCCCTTTTCAGCACCACGGCAATTTGCACCATACGCGCGGAAATCGGCAACGGATTTGGGATCTTCGCTATCGGCAATTAGTAACTCAGTAGTTGTGTATCCGTGTTCTTTGACCAATGCCGCGTACAGGTCTTGGTTATTCTTTTTCCAATATCGCGCCTCGCCATAGATATACAAAATGCGCCGTGCCGCGTCGTAGTGCATCTTTCCATAACTTGCTGGGTCAGGAAAATAGCCCCAATCTAAGCCATGTAGGATGCGGTCAAATCCACCGGCTTGTCTGCCATTTTCTTCTTTGCCGTTGATTTCTTCATCGGTAATGGCGCGTTGTTGCACATTGGTAAATACCGCGCCGCCGATGTTGTTTGAAATACCCAAATACTCATGGTCATACGCCACACGGTTGACATCCATAAGATGCTCGGCTTCCTCAATAAACGGTTTACCAAGCCATTCAATGGGAATTGCCATGCGTGAATAAAGTGAAATCGCCGTTTTGAGCGGCGGCGTTTTCCCTTCGAGCCTATCTTTGGCGTATTGCTGCAAGTACGTTTCAGGGATGCCCAGATAATTACTTTTGTGCTGATACTGAGTTTCCTTGGGGATTTGTAAATACTTGTTTGCCCAATTGTTTGCAGTCTGCGGCGGGTTAAAGGACTTGAAAATAAACGCCTCATCACCGCCACGGATAACTGACTGTTCAATCTTGCGGATTGATTCAGCGCCGTGGAATTGATCTAATTCCTCAAACCACAAAATACCAATGTGCCCAAACTGCGGCTTGATCGATTTGATCTTGCCTGGGTCATCCGCGCCACGAAAGTAAATCTTTTGTCCCGTGGGGATGTACTCAATTTCCATCGGGCTTGTGGTGATTTTGAATTCTTCAGATAATCCAAGTTCAGTGATTGCCCAAACCAATTGCCCAAACACACTATCTCGCAAGGTGTCTTTTACTTGGCGTGTTGCCAGTGCGTGCATCTTGGGATTGTTTTTAATAAGATAAATAATTACAAGGGATACAAAACTTGATTTTGTGCTACCACGCCCGCCTGAGAATATATACTCAGTATGTTTTTTGCCGGTGATGTCACGATACGCATCCATAAAAGACGGCGCAATCACATCGGCGGGTAAGACAAACGGTCCATTGGCATCGTCTTTTACAGGCGTGATGTCAATATCTTTCGCGGGTCCATCCAAGTGGGTGACTGTGTACTTGTACAAGTCATTCCAATCCTTTGCACCAACTTTCAATTTGCGGGTGCCAAAGTCAAGAACGCCTGTCATTAACGCGGAAACCGCCCGCTTAACTATTACCTCTTTTTTAGACACACCCTTTTCTTCGGTGTCTAATTCAGTGCGTAATAATTCAGCGAGCGCCCTACCTGATTTCGGTCTCCCTTTAGGGTTTCCGGTTTTTCCTGTTTGCCAACGTCCTGGCATTTTGTTTTTTCAATTTCCTTTTACGTCTGTTTGCAAGTATTCTTTGTGCGCGTCCCTTGCGGATGTAATATTCAAGGGATCTCTGAGCGGATGTCTTTTTCGGTTTCGTCATGGTCATCAAAATGGTATGGTTCCGGCACTCCACCCAATTGGATGATTTGCCGGATCAAACGCTCTACATAGCGGCGCAAGTACCTGTTTTCTTTTTCAACCTGAGTCACTAATGTTTCAAGGTGTTCGATTCGATCTAAAAGCGGCTTTGAAAATTTCTCCCATGCCGTTGACAGGTCAAGTGTATTTTGCGCCTTGGTACGTCGCAAATTTAAGAAAAACGAAAGGATTCCGCCCGCACCAAAAACAATGGCGGTTATTTGTAAAATGGTTTCCAATAAGGTCATAGAACCGCCAAAGGTCACAAGCCGAATTGACCTGTGACCTTACGGGAAAATTACTTCTTGCCTTTTACAGCCGAATGGACACCAAACGCGCCCAGAATTGAAACGATCAACATTAGGAAAATAGAAACCGATGGTTGAGCTTCAACGGGTACAGCCGAAAGAATTGCATGGAAGAAATAAACAACAGTTGTAACCACTGAGGCAGTAATAGCCGCGCTCCAACCGCTCAAATCTGCCTTCAGCAATGTCGAAAGTGATTTCAATCCTTGAGTTACAAGATACCCAACTCCAGCGGCAATCAAAGCCTGCAACTCCAGCGGCAATTCAATCGAACCGCTGAATTCGGGCGGGGTCGCACCCTGGGCGAAAGCAGTTGGCACAACAAACGCGGCAAGCACCAAGACAATCAAAATAATGGGGAGTAGTTTTTTCATGTGTGAACCTCCATGTTCATTTAGAAAATGATACAGAGAGGCGGAGAATTGCAATAGTCCCATTATTGGTAATGGGTCACATGATAGGTAATAAAAAACCGCCCGATGGTCTGGGCGGTGATTAGTGGCTACTCAGTAGCTACTTGGTGCATCCCATAAACCAATAGCTGTTACTGACTGCCGTTTCACACACAGTCGGCACAACCGCCGGTGTAAATGTCTTGGTGACAGTCGGAGGCAATGCCGTTGGAGTAAATGTCTTGGTTGCCGTTGGTGGTTGTAACGCCGTTGGGGATGCGGTTCGTGATGCGGTAGCCGACACGGGTACAGTGGGAGTTGCAGGTGTGCTTATGCCTGGCGTAGCCGTAATATTATTTGCCACGGTAGCCCAAGAGCCAAGGGAAAGAAGCGGAGCGGACACGTTGATAAAAACATTGTTTTTGATTAGCACATTGTAAGGTGTGCCGGCTTGTTCCTGATAATAATTGATCCCGCGCACTCTTTCGAGAATATTGTTTTCAATGAGAATGTCATGCACTGAATATGTCCAGCCCGTGTAAATTTCAGCACCAATTAGAATGCCGCGCGCCACTTGACCACCTTTATAGTATCGCGTGTCACCCGTGGAATAGCTGTAATTGTTGCGAATGGTCACGAAACTTGATTGGTCTGGGTAAATATTGACGCTATAGGTGTCAAACACCGTGTTATTTTCAACGGTCACATTGGATGATCTGAGGATAGATATACCCTCACCGCAAGACTTGGAAACATTATTACCATAGATAATAATATCTGTGGCATCAGCCGCACGAATGGCGCTATTCCAAGAGCCGCCCTGTTTGCACTTTGTGCCGTCCCAATTGGAGCGCACAGTATCATACACGGTGTTATTGATAATTTGATTGTTCTTGCCTTTGACCCGAATCCCGAATCCATCCGCGCCCGTAACGATGGTATCCCGCCAAATGACGTTGTTACCCGTGATGTACACACTACGCAATTTCGCGCCATTACCCCATACAACAATGGGGTTGTCAGGCGTGCCGCTTTGCGTCATGTTGTAATCGCCGTACACTGCAACTGAGCTAAGGTAAATATCATTTGACGGTGGAAGGGTTGCAGTTGCCATGACTATGGCGGCCGATTGGCTTTTATTGGTTGCAGGGGGTATGGTGCATTTTGTCAAAAGCATGGCAATGACAATTATCAAGCAAATTGCAATAGTTTTTTTATTCATGTTGGTTCTCCAAAATCTCTTTTCCTTCGGTAGCCCACCACTGGGCATACACAACAATTAGTTGAATGCGGTTATCCACCCCCACACGTCGGCACGATATTTTGATATACCGCCGGACAGTTTCAGTGGTGATGGTCAACTCAGTAGCTATCTGCTTGTACGACATCCCTTGCACAAACAGTTTCACTACCTCACGTTGCCTGGGTGAGAGCCGCGCGATCAATGCAGGTAGTTCGTCATTGCCGATGGTCAGTGTGTCCATGGCATCCCCCTTCCCTATTGCGTGCGGATGTCCAAAATCATGGTGAATCATGGCGTTTTTTCTCATGCTCATGGGAAATCATGCCTTATCTTGGGGCATTGGAAACGGGGGAGTAGGATTTTCAGCCTTTGCGTTCTCAATCCACCTGCGGGCAGTGCGGTCACTGAGGCTGTATTGTTTCATCACCGTGGCAGTGTTGCTTTTGGCAATGGTCGCAATTTGTGGCGCGGTCAGTTGTTTCTTTGCTTTTCGCCAATCCGTAGGGATTGATTGTGTCTGATTATTGTCTAACTTTTGACCATCGCCGCCGGTCATTTGTCCGGTCATTTGTCCGCCACTTTGGGAAGTGTCAATCGATACCATTTGCGTGCCGACTGCCACACCACCGATCAACAGATAAGGCGCAATATTGACCACTGCGGACCAACCAAACAGCAACACACCATCACCCAAGATGTTGTGAATTGACACACCGGCAACACGGCTCATTGTGAATGGGATCAAAATCAAAATGCCGTTGATAATCAGCCCAATCGCAAAGAATGTCAGCACCTTGAATTTGAATGACCACGCCGCGCCATTTGCAGGCATCTTCTTTTGCCAACCCGTAAACAGGTACGCGCCGCCGATTACATCCAGAACACCCATGCCCAAACCACTAATGCCCATGGCAATGGTGATAATTTCAGAGAGTAGCGCATTGATCTCTGTGGCATCGGATGCAATGAAAGCCGCTGCATATCGGACAACGGTTACAAGCGCCGCCGCCCAGATAAGAATTTCGCTGTAATCATGACCTTTATTTTTCATTGTGCCGCCTCTCCAAATTGGTACTCAGTAGGTAATGATCGATGCTCAATATACTGTTCAAGCCACGCCCTGCCCGCTTGTACCAGCGTCATTTCGTCGTTCTCGTTGAACACACCAAATTCATTTGCGTGCATCCAGCCTCGCATGTTCTTAATCCATGTGCGGGCATTTTTGACGCCGGATAACAAACCGCTGGTTTCCCATTTGTTGATACTCAGTGCCATTTCACCTGTGACAAGTTTCTCGGCAAAAATATCAAACTGTTCTTGGGCACTAGGGATGGTGTATTTTAGATTTTCAGCCGTCACGGGTCTTTCAACACGTGGCATTTGTTGCACCAACTCAGTAGAATGTATGATGCTCGGCTCGGGTTCAACCTCTTCAATCGGTGTAAATCCATGCTTTTCTGCCACGCCCTGCGGACTTGCAGCGTGTGCGGCTTGCGTTGCCCGCGCATCTTCACGCATCCAATACCAACGCATCATGTACGCTGTAAAGAACAAAAACACACCAATGGCAAATATCGCAAACACCTGAACAAACACATACACCGGCGCGTACTTGGCTTGCGTCCTCGCATTGGATTCAGCAACAATCTGTGTGGGGTATGCCGCCGTTGCCGTAAGTTGGGCAATCGTCACCGCTTTGTAATCAGCAATCGCCGTCATGTTGTCCACTTGCGCTGTTGCAGTCAGTGGCATGGATGTTTGGTATGCCGTGGCAGTCCAACCCAGTTCAATCATGTGGTTGGCTTCAGCTTGCGCGGTTGCATCGGCGTTTTGCATTGCCGCTTCATGCTCGCGTTGCTGTTGGTCGTTAGTCGCTTGCACCATAATTCGATTTGCGGCATCAGCGGTGGATTGCGCGATATACGCCTGTGTTTCCGCCGCGTGCGCGGTTGCCTGGTATTCGACGGTTGCCGTCGGCACGATTGATGCGGTTGCAGTCGGCTGGGGAGTGCGATACTCAGTATCTATCTCTTGTGCCGACACCTGCATTGCCCCGCATCCCGTGAGTAGGAGTGCCATGAGAATGAGTAGTTTCTTCATTGGACACTTTCCTTGCGACTGAACACAAATTCTTCAGGCATAACAGTTGTGCGCTTGCCGTCTATCTCTAATTCAACAACAGTGACATGCTCTTTCATGAATTCTTGAAGAAAATAAGCAATGTAATCATGCGTCAAACTAGCATCAATTACTTTTGCAGCTTGAAAAGCAGCAAGTGCAATCCAAATGAATGTTTCTGTGAAAAACCTTTTCATTGCACCCTCCCCGCCCGCGCTCGGCAATACTCCGCCATGTACGAATGACGGCTACCCTTTGCGCGTTGAAATCTCTCTGCGAGTTCTTGCCATTGCAGGGATGACGCGCCATTGAATTCATACTCATATCGTTGCCGACATGCTGCATAGAATTCCCCTTCGTTGTGTACCTTTATGGGTACGGGTTGCGCCTCAGTGCCACTACTCCAATATTGCTGTTGCCTTGTTATGTCCATTTGTCACCTCATGTTGTCTACAGGTCAGTTGCACCAATGCAACCGGATAAGTTTTGGGAGAGGATTGCCGCCCAATGGTTTGCGTTACCCGCGCTTGGTGGGTGTGGATAAGGTTTGAGATGTGGATAAAACTTTAGGCTTGGACACTGCTTTTTTAGGCGCAGACTCCCAAGCGTCAGGTGCAGGCTGTGTTAGACCCCGCCAATGTTGACGGACGCCTTTTGACAGATTACCTTCACCAATGGCAAGATAGAAATTTATTGTTTCTTCGTCAAGCATAACCTCTTTGCGCTTCATTGGTTTTTCAAATTCCGTTTTTTTTCCTGAACCTTTGCGACTACCACCATGCTTATTCATTGCAACCCCATTGATTAGCCATTGCCAACGCTATACCT